GGTCTATGCCCGCGCCGCCGCGTGGATTCTTGGCGCTGATCGTTTTGACGAGAAGATGTGGCGACAGTTGGAGAAACAGGCGGGCGTGGAGACGGCCGCCCCCTCGCAAACTATCGAGCCCGAGAAACCGACAGAGCCCCAAGCCGGGCGGATCGCAACGCCCCGGCGGCGAGGCTGGAAGATCAGCACGCCCAGATACATGGAGTGACGATGACCCTCGACGAGCTAAAACTCCGTCATAGCGCACTTCTAAGCGCGCGCTACAGCGGCACGCGGTCTGTGAGCTATGACGGGAAAACCGTCACCTATGGCACCGACGCTGAACTGGCGGCTGCGATCAGTGATGCAGAGCGACGCATTGCAAGGTTGGACCGTGGCACCGGGCGCGTTCTACGCCCGCATGCGGTGAAGGATCTGTGATGAACTGGCGACAGCGCATTGGCGCTTTCATTGGCGGGTTTGATGCAGGTCAGCATCACAGGCGCCTGCGCGGCTTCCAAGCGACGCGTGCCCATGTCAATGCGCTGATTGCGGCGGCAGGGCCCGATATTACCGCCCGCGCGCGCTGGCTGGTGCGCAACAATGGTTATGCCGTGAATGCTGTTGAGAGCTGGGCCGCCAATACTGTGGGCGATGGGATCAAGCCGATCTCGAAGATCGTGAACGCTTCCCAAAAGGAAGAATTACAACGTCTTTGGCTGACATGGACCGATGAGGCAGATGCCGAAGGGCTGACCGATTTTTACGGGTTGCAGCGCCGTGCGGCGCGTGAGGTGTTCATTGCGGGAGAAGTGTTTTTCCGGGTTCGCCCACGGAGGGCAGAAGACGGCCTCACCGTGCCGCTGCAACTGCAGATGCTGCCTTCAGAAATGCTGCCGCTGCATGAAACAGGCGTGGCAAGGAATGGTAACGCGATCCGCCAGGGCATCGAGTTCGACCGGATCGGGCGGCGTGTGGCCTATCACTTCCTGCGCCGTCACCCGGGTGACAGCACCGATCCTGGACTGTCTGGAGAAACCACCCGAGTGCCGGCCTCGGAGATCATTCATGTGATCGACCCGGTGGAAGGTGGTCAATTGCGGGGTGTTTCAAAACTGACCCCCGCGATCGTAAAGCTGTTCTTGCTGGACCAGTATGACGACGCCGAGCTCGACCGCAAAAAGGTCGCGGCGATGTATGCGATGTTCGTGACTTCCCCTGCCCCGGAGAACCCGCTTGCGCCCCTGGACGATGAGGAGATGCCCGCTGGCGTCGAGATCAGCCCGGGTCAGATTGTACGGCTGGATCCAGGCGAGGATGTCACCGTCGGCCAGCCCGCAGACAGCGGCGCCACTTATGAGCCATTCCAGTACCGCACGCTGCTGCAGATCGCTGCGGCCTTGGGTATCCCCTACCCCTATCTCACCAATGACATGGTGAAGGGGAACTTCTCGAACTCACGCCTCGCCCTGATCGAATTCCGCCGGCGCGTCTCGGCCTGGCAGCACTCAGTGATGGTCTATCAGCTCTGTCGACTGGTCTATGCGCGCTGGCTGGATCTCGCGGTACTATCGGGTGCGCTGACCCTGCCCGGCTACGAAGCGGACCGCCCACGCATGCTCGCGGCCGATTGGCTGCCCACGAAATGGGACTGGGTCGACCCGCTCAAAGACGCCAATGCTGAAATCGCCCAGATCGAAGCGGGGCTGAAATCCCGCACGCAGGCGATTGCCGAGCGCGGCTATGATGCTGAACAGGTCGATCGCGAAATCGCCGCAGAGAGGTCGCGCGAGCGCGCGTTGGGGCTGGATTTCCGTCGCCCCGGGTCTCCAGCACAAGGGGTGCAGGCGCTGCCAAGCACCACCGAGGATCCGGACCCTGTATCGCGTGGCGACACCGACAGCACAGATGACGCGGAAGATCGACCACGAACAGACGAGGACCAACCCTGATGCTCCATGCCCGCATTGCCGCACGCGCCTTCAACACTCCGCTGCTCGTTGAACCCACCAAGGCGATGGCGTTTCTATCGGGGCTTGGGCCACGCATTCTAGGGCGGCAGGTTGAGATGGTGGACGGCGACGACGCTGCAGCTGGCACCGCCACCCTGCCTGCCCGTGCCGGCATCCTGGCTGGTCGCCTGACCGAAAGCCTTCAGCAACATGGCGATGCGCCGTACCCAATCGTGGACGGCATCGCCGTCATCGAGATCTCTGGCGTTCTCATCCATCGCGGAGGCTGGATCGGGCAGTCCTCGGGCCAGACCAGCTATGAGGGGATCGCGGCACAGATTGAGGCGGCCGCGCGCGATGCGTCGGTGCGGGCGGTGGCGCTCGAGATCGACAGCTTTGGCGGGGAAGTGGCCGGCGTCTTTGACTTGGCGGACCAGGTCCGGGCCCTGCGTCGAGATAAGCCTGTCTGGGCCTTCATTGCCGAACACGCATTCTCAGCCGGCTATGCCTTGGCCTCACAGGCCGACCGGATCCTCCTGCCCCGCACCGGCACTGTCGGCAGTATCGGCGTCGTTGTGATGCATGCCGATCTCAGCGGACAACTGGATCAGGACGGGGTGCGCGTGACTATGATTCATTCCGGCCAGCACAAGGTCGATGGCAATCCCTATGAGCCGCTCCCCGAGAGCGTGCGGGACGACATCCAACGTGAGATAGACGTGTTGCGCTTTCTCTTCGCAGAGACCGTCGCCGCCGGCCGAAGCGGTCTACTCAGCCAAGACGCCGCCCTGGCGACCGAAGCTACAACCTATCGCGGGTCCGACGCAGTCGCCGCAGGCTTGGCCGATGAAGTTGTCGATCTCACCCGGGGCTTTGCTCGCTTCAGAGACAGCCTGTCTATCCCCTCTTCCACCGCGCGACTGCCCCGCGCCACTCATCCCCAACCAAAGGAGGCCGCCATGAGCGCCAATACAGATGCCGCAGAGACAAGTCCTGAAATCCCTGACACCGAAGACACCGTGCAGGCGAGCCAGGACGAACACCCCGATGCACTGGAAGAGGACCGCGACATGCAGCAGGACGCATCAGTGCCTGCTGCTGCAGCGCCTTTGACCGCGCCGATCGCGGCGCAGCAGAGCAATCTTGCAGAGGTGTCAGCGCAACTGCGCCAGGAAGCGGCGGAGATCACCGAGATCGCAGCGCAGGCCGGACGCCTCGGCATCGCGATCGACGCTGCGAAAGCCCTGCGCGAGGGGACCAGCCCCGAAGCCCTGCGTCGGTTGGTTCTTGATCAAGCCAGCGCTGCGGCCGACGCACGCGACATTGTCGCCGCCCCACCCTCACCTGTCCTGCCCAAATCCGTAGAAAGCCCGATTGTGGCGGCTGCCAAACGGTCTGCCTCAGGTGCGAAGATCTAAGACTACCCTCGACTCTTCGCACCCACCTTGGCCCCCATCGCGCATGCGGTGGGGGCTTTCTTTTGACCTATGTTCTGGAGATGACCCATGTCTGTCCTGACCCAACCGTCCACTATGGGCGATGTCCTCAAATATGAGCTGAACCCCAACTATATCCGCGAAACCGTGACCCTGCTTGCCGGACATGCCTACCCGGTTGGTGCCGTCCTCGGGCGCATCACCGCCAGTGACAAGTACAAGTTCGCCACATCGGGCGGCACCGATGGCGCACAAACTGCCGCGGCCGTGCTGCTTTACGCTGTAGATGCCACGCTGGCCGATGCGGTGGGTATCGTTGTGGCCCGTGGGCCGGCAATCGTCTCGCGCGCCGCTCTTACCTATGATGGCAGCGTCGATGACGCCGCCAAGATCACCACCAAACTCGGCCAGCTGGCCGAGCTGGGTATCATCCCCCGCGAGACCGCCTGATCTGGCGGATCGCTCATTCCCCCACCGTGCTCGCACGCGTTACCCCCCTCATTCCCCGGAGTTCCCCCATGACCCTCACCCGCAACCCGTTTGACGCGGGCGGCTATTCGCTCGCCGAGATGACGCAGGCCATCAATATCCTGCCCAATCTCTACACCCGCCTCGGTCAGATTGGCCTCTTTCGCTTTGAAGGGGTCACACAACGCTCCATCGTGATTGAACAGCGCGAAGGTGTGTTGAGCCTTCTGCCCTCGGTCCCGCTTGGCGCACCGGCCACGGTTGGAAATCGCGAGACCCGCGAGATGCGCAGCTTTGCCCTGCCCTGGATCCCGCATGACGACGTGATCTTGCCTGCCGATATCCAAGGCATGCCGGCGCTGGGCGCCTCAGACGCCGCCGATACGCTGGTCGAGACGATGAACCGCAAGCTGACGCTCATGCGGCGCAAGCACGCCCAGACCCGCGAATATATGGAGATGAATGCTCTGCGCGGCATCGTCAAAGACGGCGCGGGCACCACCCTATATAATTACTTCACCGAGTTCGGGCTGGAAAAAATCTCGGTCGACTTCGTATTTGGCACCGCCGGCACCAATATCCAAGGCAAGGTGCGCACCGTCTTGCGCGGCATCGAGGACAATCTTCTGGGCGAGACCATGACCACCGCGCATGCGTTGGTCAGCTCGGAGTTCTTCGACAAGCTGATCAGCCACTCCAAGACTGAGGACGCCTACAAGTTCTACTCGGCCACTGGCGGCCAGCCACTGCGGGATGACATGCGCCGCGCCTTCCCCTTCGCGGGTATTCTCTTTGAGGAATATAACGGCTCGGTCACCCTCTCAAACGGGACCTCTGAGCGTCTGATCCCGGCGGGCGAAGGCATCGCCTTCCCTCTTGGCACCTTTGATACCTTCACCACCTATGGCGGGCCGGCCAACCTCTTGGAGACCGCCAACACCGTCGGTCTACCACTCTATGCACGCCAAATGATTGACGCCAAAGGCCGCTGGATTGATCTGATGACCGAGAGCTCGATCCTGCCGGTCAACAAGCGGCCGCGTCTCGCGATCCGCCTGCACAGCTCGAACTAAGGCTGCGGCGGATGACTGCCTTTGCAGACGCGCTCGGGGTGCTGTTTACGGATCCGAACCTCTCGATCGAGCTTTGGCACCGGGACAGTGAGGGACAGTTCACGCGCACCCGGGGGATCCTGCGCCGCCCGGACGAGATGACCTCGTTTGGGGCAGCGCGGCTACTCTCGGAAACCACAAGAATTGATGTTCGAGCGAGAGATATCCCTGCCCCCCGCCCCGATGAGCAGATCCTGATCGAGGAAGACACCTTCCTCATTCAAGGCGAGCCCCAGCGCGATCGGGAACGCCTCATCTGGACGCTTGAGTTGGTGCCGGCATGAAGCTGGATGTGAAGATCAGCCCGGACATTGCCAAGATGATGGCCGCTGAGGTGAAGGCGGGCGAGCGGGCGGTGACGGCTGCCATGTCGACCGCCTCGCAGGGCCTTAAGCTCAAATGGCGCGGCCAGATCACGGGCGCGGGTCTGGGCCGCCGGCTGGGAAATAGCATTCGCTCGCAAGTTTACCCAAAGGGTGACACCAGCCTGAACGCGGCCGGCCTGGTCTGGTCCAAGGCGCCGCACATCATCGGTGCCCATGACTCCGGGCCACTGATCCGGTCTCCGAATGGGTTTTGGCTAGCGATCCCATTGCCGGCCGCCGGGCGCGGGATGAGGGGGCGCAAGATCACGCCGCTGGCCTGGGAGCGCAAGACGGGCATGAAGCTGCGTTTTGTCTATCGCAAGGGCAAGCCTGGGCTTTTGGTAGCGGACAAGGCGCGGATCTCGAAGGCGGGCACCGCGGCGCAATCGCGCGCCAAGACGGGCCGCAATCAGGTCACGGCTCCGATCTTCGTTCTGGTGCCGCAGGTAAAGCTCAAAAAGCGGCTCAATCTGGACAAGCCGGCGCGGGCCGTGGCGGGTCGGATCCCGAGCCTGATTGTTGAGAAATGGGTTGAGTGGCGTGTGGGTCGGATTGGATAGTACTCGCTGACAAGGTCATCGTGATGTTTTATAGACACCTGAAGTTGGAACCTGTTCACTCTGGATCTTGGCTGTGTAAATCTGCCTCGCGCTCCATACCCATATGGCAAGGGAGGCGCGCAATCTTCTAGACAAATAAGCGGGGCTTCCTGACTTGTCTGCACCAATCGAAAGGCAAAAACGTGTCGAGCTTGATATCGCTAAGTGACTTTGCGTCAGAAGTAGATCGTCCGGAAAGCTTGATCCGGATGTTGGCAAAATCTTGGGATATCCCATTAGGTGAGACAACAGTACCGCTGCAGTCTGCAATTCGCTTGGTACGCCTGTTTGAGAGCCGTCATAGCTCTAGCATGGATGAGGCGGAACATTGCCGTAAGGCCTTGGATCGCGCCAAAGAGCGTGAACTGGAGTTGCATATTGCAATTGATATCCTGAAACGCGAACGGACCTCGCTCGAGGAGCGCCTTAGGGAAAATCGCGTTTATCTTGGTCGCGCTGAGGCCCGAGCAGATCGCCTGGAAGGCAAGCTGCATGAAATGTCACAGAGCTTGGCTTACCTCGTGGATCAACGCGATCGCATCTTTGCAAGGGATGTGATGCGCAGCCAAGTGCATGAACAAATCCAAGATGGTCGCTCTATATTGGTGCTCTCTCATCCGGTTGCTTGACCGCGTGTCTGGTGCCCCCTGCCAGACTCGAACTGGCACGGCCAATTTGGCCAGGAGATTTTAAGTCTCCGGTGTCTACCATTCCACCACGTCCGCACAGCAGGCAAAACCCGCTGCCATCACAGACCTACCTAGGACACCGCAGCGGTACAATGGGCTATCTGATCTGTTTGGTGAATTTTTCCGGGCGCCGCCGCGCTAAGGCCTACAGCTCAACCTCTGGCATGGCGGCGTCCGCATCTTCCGGTGCCAGCGGTCCACCCGGCGCCACCAGATACCGCTCCGGCAACCAGGGATTCAGCGACAGGGCCTGATCCAATGCTTCGCGCGCTTCACCCAGACGCGACAACCCATATAGTGACAACGCCCGGCCGCTCAAGGCTGCGACATGGCGTGGCGACAGGTCCAGTGCGCGATCCAGATCCCTCAGAGCTGCCGCAAAATCCCGCCGCAGATAGTGGACAAAGGCGCGTTGATTGTAGCCCTCGGCATAATC